TGATAACAATAACTGAATATTCAGAAAATTATGAAAATGGTGACAGTTCCAATTCCACACACACATAGTGAATTTGAAAGTAAGGTTTGAAAGTAAGATTTGAAAGTAAGATTTGAAAGTAAGATTTGAAAGTAAGATTTGCAGCTGCACCACACTCCCATCATACCTGTCTAACGCCACACAACGCCCGTACAACGGTTTTATCGCCAAAGTAGACCTACGCCCTAGCTGATATTACCACCACGCTTAAATCGGAGATTACAACCTTGTCTGTATATACGCTATAATTGAAAAAAAGCACCTATAAGTATGTTAAGCATACCCTAGGTACTCTTTCCACTATTACCCCCTCTAAATTTCGTTGTGGGGCATCTCTCGTTGGTCAGAATTGATTCCAGTAGTTCTACTTCACCAAGGTTGTAGATAAAAATATCTTCATGTCCTTTAACGGTAACTCATAACACCTGCCAAACACTTCCTCGTCATGCAAGGTCTGTTTGGTATACGGAACACCCTTCTTCTCCAATCTACGCATCACCTTTGCAGCGTTGGTATACAATTTCACAACATCATTAAAATAATCCACTGTAATATGCGTTTCCTTGTCCTCTTGTGGTGCGACTTGATTTAACTTTGTCATTTAATCATCTCCTTTGATTCCATTATACCACAACCATCCCGAAATTGCAAGGGGAAAATAAAAAGACACCCAGAAAAATTTCTAGATGCCTTTCGAAAAGGGAGATAGATTACTCTTTGTCCAACCCAAGTTTTTTAATAGTCTCATCGACTTCTTCTTGGCTTGTTGTACCACTGATATTAATGTTTTGTGTTTCGGCATAATCGTGTCCAGCCTTTAGCAAAAATACATTCATCGTTGGATATTTTTCACCACGATTTATGTACTGATTTTCCATGATTGAGTTCGCCATTTCAATTATGTCCGATATTTCCCCGTATTTACTGGGTTCTGACTGCCAAGCATGATACTGCGACCGACTACAACCTAGCCAAGTCCTTGCTCCTGCCTTGTTTGGTTTTAAATCATTGTCGGCACAAAATTGGAAATATTTTCTAATTTCATCCGCCAAATCTTCGGCACTCCAATTCGTTCCTCTAGTCGCTTTTTCGTGAACCCCTTTGTCAAAAATTGGGATTAGCTTTTCCATTACTTCACCCGACCCATCCTGTTTTGCGTTCTTGATTATTTTATCCGTCATGTTTTGTTCACCTGCCAATTCTTTTTTAGTTTGCACGTCTTTACTTTTATAATTTCTCGGCACTTTCTTCACCCTCTAATTTGAGTTCCTGTTTTACTAACTCACAATTAAATTTCGCCACTTCATCTTTAACTGCTTTTTTAACAACTGACATTAATTCCTTTTCTTCGTCTTTGGTGTATTTGCGTGGTGGTTTTATTTTTGCTTTGAAAGAAATTGATACGTCTGGATAAGGTGACTCATCTATCAACCCGCTTTCATATAGTGCTTTATAAATATTAACCCTCAATGTTGTATCATCCCATAGCCCCAACATAACATAATATTGATGACCTTCTTTTTTGGGGAAACGAGTGTAACCATCTTCAACCCTCATAATTGCCCCATCTTCGAAGATAACATACTTGTCTCCATAACTCAATTTGTCATACACCAATGGCTTACTGTTTTTCATTTTCCACACTCCTTTGAAATATACACTCCATAATTCAGTATGGGAAAGCTGGAGTGTAGAGCCTTTTCAATCTGGTAGCTAACCAAATCTATCCCATAACCCTTACATTATATTATTTCCGAAAAGTGGCTAAATTATTCCAAATCCTAAATCCTAACAGAAGCTAACAGAAATTAACAGATAATTTTCACTTCTGTTATGCCAGTTTATCCGATGGTTGACACATTCCTTGCTAAATCCTAACAGATAACAGCACTTTTCCCTATTCTCTATATATTATATATACCTTCTTTAAAAAACTTTTTTTTTCTAAAAGTTCTGTAAATATAGTAGTAAAAAGGGGGTCAAACCATTGAAATCATCGGTTTACAGCACATTTCGCTTTCTGTTATTAAAGCGTCTATAAATGTGTATTTCATCCACCTTACACTATTACGCCGAAGTTTGTAAAACCGTAAATATCTGTTAAGTTCTGTTAGGAATTGGAAAATTTTAGGAGATTGGAATGGAAAAAGGGTGATTGTTAAATTTTTAACCACCCCATTCCCTATATGTGAAAATATTTTCACGTTAATTAATCTTCATTTTCAAACTTATATTTTGGATTATCAATGTCATGTTCTAGTCTATGCAATTTCGAAAGGTCACTGATTCTAATATCATATGCCATCTCCATCAATGTAAACAGTAAATTGTAGACTTGGTTAGCATCATACCTATCATAAGCTGAATGAAAACATTGTAAAAACAAAAACCCCATTTCATTGACCATCTCACCCTCATTTTCCCATTTATCAACGTCTAAAAACATTTCTGGATAATAGTTTGAAAACAACTCTTTGGCACTCATTTTTGGATTACTCATCACACCACTCCTTTATCACGTTATTGAAATTCGCTTTCCCATCGTTCAAATACTTCATTACTGCCATTAGAAACCCCTTCTCCCTATCGAAAGGCTCATCGTCTTGGGTCTTAACTACTGTCTTACTACCGTCTTTCCAAAGGATGATTGTGGCTGGTTCGTTGAATATCACTTTGGAAATTTTAGCTGATAGTTTTTGGAACGGGGTTCTTTGGATTATCTCCCCTCTACACCAACTATCAAAACTCATAAACTCACTTATTGGTTTTCCGTCTAAATAAAACAACCCTGCTATTACTTCTTCACCCATTACTCCCCCTCCCTAAAGTATTTTTCATCTACATCGAACTCTTCTCCTTCTAAATTAGGACGGAGTTTGTGTCTTAGAATCTTAACTCTTATTTCCTCATATGGGTAATCTTCACTTTTTGGAAAAACCTCTACTACTTGCATTATAGCATCTTCTGTGGTATAGGCGTAATGATGACCCTCTATTCCAGTAATTATGTCACCGACTTGGAACGGTCTCTTAGTTAATTCTTCTTCTATTTTAATCTGCTCAACATCAGAATTGTATCTGGCGATTATGGATTCAATAGCTTTAACATCATCTACATCGTCATCCCCACCAAGTCCTACAATTTCATAAATATCGGCAAGTGCTTCTCTACTCAACTTTTCAATCTCGGTCATACCATCAAGTCCTTTTTTGGATTTTTCAATAGTAGTAGCTGGTCTCAAATGTCTCTTCCATACCCACCAAGCATCCTTCTCATCTGTTGTATGTCCGTCAAACCCTTCAAAAGACACCAACACTGCACCGTCAAACCCTTCGAAAGACACCAAGACTGTAGCGTCACTATTTCGGATTATTGTACCAACTGAACCTTCTTCTGGTTCTCCTTTTTTATTATAATTTTCATCCCCGTAAAACACTTCAACTAAATCTCCAACCCTAAATTCCATTTCTTGACCCCCTTCTACTAATTCCATTAACACACTTGCGTGTTCTTCGTTTACAATCCACCCTGTTGGTCCTGGGAGTAACCCTTGTATGTTGTGGGTTCTTCCAGTTTCAATACCAAAGTCAAGCCCATAGTATGGGGATAAAAACTCATAACCTTCATCTGGCACTTTCACTACTGTGGCAATCATTCCATTCATTGGACTTATAGTACTTCTAAATTTAACTTTATCACCTATTTGAAATTCCATCATAACCCTCCTATTTTATTGGTCTCAACTTATTCCCAAGGTCATCATATTCCGACCCACATTCCCTACAATACTTTCCGACCACAACTTTGTCTTGGCTATCTTTCCTTATGGTAAACACATTGTAGAATTGACTGGAATCACATTCTGGACACCGACCCCCTTTACCTATTGGCTTATTGTACTCACCACGTTTACTCATCGCTATCAAATCTTTCCCCTAACCAACTCTCTAGTTGTCTTAGTCGGGATAATTCTTCTTCCTGCTCATCTAACATTTTCTGGGCTTCCTTGTATCTCTCCATCCAAACTGCGATTTCATCCGTCTGTTGGAAACACTTATCTCTATACTGTTGGAGAATTTCATATTGCTCCAGACTTATTGTAACTGTTGGTGTAAATCCACAACTCATATTACCATTCCTCCCCTGCAATTTCCCCGACAACATCTTCGTCTATAATGTCTCTTACCTCGTCCAACCAATTTCCTTCCTCATCCATCTCGATTCCATTTTCTTCGGCTACTTCCTCGCCTATTTGGTCTACCCAATAATCTAGGCAATCGGAACATTCTATAAATATTTCATCTGTGCCACTCAATCTATAAATCTCATCTCCTACATACACGTCATTACCCATCTCATCATAACCCCAATCTTCTGGGTCATTGGGCAACCAATTTCCAAAACTTGCATCGAAATGTCCTGTTCCTATCATATCTTAAACCTCCTTGTAATATTCGAAAGTTTCACACTCTAATTTTTCTTCTACACTTTCGTCGTCCTCATTCTCCCAGTGGGTCAGTTCAACTTCCTCTGCTAAACAATACCCTGCTACTGATGGTTTGTTACTGGAGTTCCATTTACAAGTCATCCAATCACATTTTATCTTCGGCATATCGTTTCCCCCTTTTCTTATCTTAAACCCATTATACCACACTTTATGTACCCTGTCAACCCCTAGAAGGTAATATCTTTGGAATTTTCTAGGGATTGCAGTTGGAATTGTCTGTAATATTCTTCCTGCATCAACAATTCTTGGACTTCGTAATTTGGTCTGCTTTTCTTTGGAAGTGCCTTTTTGGGTTTAATCGGTTTTAACATTTTCATTCAACATCTCCCCTTTCTTTATCCTAGTACAATAATACCACAACAGGGAGTAAAAGTCAACCCCTAAATGAAAATTACTGGAATATTATTTTCCATTATCCCACCCATCCCAGTCTAACTTTTGTCCGCACTCTCCACAATAATTCATGCCATCCCCTGTGATGTCCCATATGGTGTCTTGGTTATCGCAAGATGGACACCTGAATATATTCCCTTCTGATAGCAACCCTCCATTGTTAATTTCATACGCTTCTCGTTTTACCTTCTTCGGGATTGACTTCATTAAATCACCTCCTATAAAAATACTACTGGAATATTATTTTGGAAACAGTAATCTATCTCCCGATTTACCCCTACACTGTTCGACCATTCACCCGAAACAACCATCATATCACATTTGGCTAATAAATTTATACACATTCTTAACCCATGCTCATATTCTGTGGTGTGAAACATGAATCCAAACGTGTGAATTGGCGATATAAAAGTATGTTCGGGATTCTCTTGGACTAACTCATGGACTAATTCTTCAACTTCCTCAACGTTCTCTTGCAACCCTTGAAACGGGTGTGATATATATACTAGCATTTAATCCTCCTTTGGGATTTCTATTTCTATTATTTCTCCACCACATTTAGGACAATAATTCATGTGGTTTTCTTTTGGTGTACCATCTATTGTTTCCCACTCCAACCCACACTCTGCCTCCCAAATGTTGTAATCATATTGTTCCCACCACTCACAAGTGTATTCTTTCTTTTGGTTCTCCTTTAACATTACCATGGCTATATGATAAGTAATTTCTTCGTTTTCATTTTCAAGTTGTTTTGCTTTCAAATACATCATGGCATCAGTTAATTCTCTAAAGGCAACAAGTAATTTTTCATAATTCATTGTAGATTCAATCACAACTGGTATACGTTTATTCATTTAATCCTCCTATCCCATAAATATCTTTTTGGCTATCGCTAACAGTAAAAATAGAAACGCTACTGGTGGATATACTACTAATAGTACTAGAAACAATATAAATGCTAACATTATTCCACCTCCAATAACTCTGGATTTTCATGGATATTTCCAACAACTTCCCCGAAATAAGGGTGTTTAACCAATGCCCATACCCACATTTCTTGGGCTGTAAATTGCGTTGTTTTATCATCGTACTCTATAACGTGCAGTTCTTTGTTTAGTTTGTCTTTTATAATGTCACCTTCGTAAATCGGTATTCCATTATTATCCCTTATTCCAGTATATTGACCTACTGTTTCTGGGATGACTTTACCTGACCATACTCGACCACCAAAATTACTTGGGGTATCTGTAATTGCAGTATCCCCGTTTTCATACACTATCACTGACCCGTATCTCCAAATTTTATAATCCTCATCCAACCCTCTAAACTCTATTGTCCTCATATTAAACCTCCCTTTCATATTCGTCTATAACTTTATTAAGGTAATATCTAGCTTTCTTCAAATCCTCTACCCCGTTCTTGTGCTTATATCTGGAAACGTATTTGATAACATTCCCCATACAGTATCCCTCAAATTCTTCATCGGATAAAGTGTCTTGGATATAGTCTATAACTTCTATCTCTTTGTTGGCATAATGTTGGGGCTTGTCAACTGGGTCAAAATCAAAATAATGTTCATATGCTCCCATTACAGATTCTACATCATTTTTTATATAGTTGTCATAAGTTCCTTTTAATACTTCCTCATAAAGTACAGATGTTTCTAATACCTTGTAGGAAATCATATCATCTGACCACGCAAAAGCACCGTCATCTTCATCCACTTTATAGTAGTGACTACCAACAAAGGTTATTGTTAAAATACTGTCTTCGTAGATTCTCATTTCTGGCACAAATGTTAAGTAACAATTAATATCCTCACCATCTAACCCAAACTCTCTTTCCATTTCATCCCATGTTTTAATCCTAACTTTGTCTCCAACTTTGTATTTCATATTATAACCCCTCCTTGTATTCAGTTACATTCAACTCCCCATCTTTAAAAAATAGTATATATAGTGGTAAATCATCCCATATCGGAAGTTCTCTAAATAAAGGACTATACCCTTCATACTCAATATACTGTTGTGAATAAATTGCTTCGGCTTTTAGTATGACAAAGTTCGGCATTATCCGTTTCATTATAGTTTCTGGGTCATCTTCCAATAAGTCAAATGTTATATAAAATCTCCCGTATCTACGTTCCATTATACCCTCCTTATATATTCACTATGGTAGTGTTGGACTTAACCCACACCCTTGACTTATCTATTACAGTTACTACCTTGATAGTATTATTGTAAAAGCTAATCACTATTGAAATATCCTTATCGTTGTCTATGATTATTGCATCTTCATCGTTTTCTTGGAGGTCTAATAACCTATCCTTCCCCAGTGCCAGGATTGTTCCCGATACTACATACTCATCTACTTTTCTTTTCTTCATTCTGTCTAGTGCATGGTCTGTTGCCCTCACACTATATGTTTTACCCTCTATTGTCATGGTCGCTATTGATTTACTCATATCCAACTCCCCTTTCCTTATCTCTTGATACTATATTACCACAAATACAAAGATTTGTCAATACCCTATCTTAAAAAAGTTGAAAAAAAGAGAAGGTTTTACCCCTCTCTGTTGATACTCCTGTCGGTGTCAAATCCTTCTGGGTATCGTGCTTTAAGTTTCTTATCATTAATATCAAGTACCCTATCCATATCTACATTATATAGTCGAAACAACCATGCAAGGTAGAACATCATGTCTCCTAATTCCTCGTCTATAATATCCCTGCTGATGGTGTGCCCTTGGTATAGTTGCTTCTTAATCAAGTCGGTCACTTCCCCTAACTCACCATGTAGACCAAAAATAGCATTTGAAATCTGTTGCTCGTATGTCAAGTCTTTGTTGATTGTCCGTTCACTGCTCATCATATATCTATCCCACAACAATTTCTTCCACCACCCCGTCATTTTTCTGGATATTATTCAGTACCTTTTTACCATTTTCAACTGTGCTTATCTGGAAATCCATATGCCCTAGGTATAAGTCTAGTATTGCTCCACCCATGAAAGCCAACATCGGGTCATTGTCCAGAGGGTTCTTCTCACGCTTCAGTTTGGTCTTATAGGTCTTTTCCCATGCTGTTATACCTATCTCTTGGGTAAACTCGTAAAAAGACTTCTCGGTGTATATGGAGACCCTTAGACCGTAACCCTTAACTTTCTTTAGCATCGCCAGAAATTGTTTCGGTTGCTTCTCCCAATCTCCTGTGAAGATGATACCCTCATTAATACCATCTTTTGTCACTTCTTGGAACATCTCTTTCAACTTGTATGGTGTGGCTTTCTTATCCTTGGTATTGGAATGAAGGATGACACCTTTGAACGATGCTTCTCCCTCAACTCCATGTATAATTTTTGAAATCCTTATCTTCATTTCTTATCCACTCCTAACATTACTCTTACCAATAGTATTAGAAAGTACACTCCAATGGACAATCTCCAACTAAAGTAATACCCGAACCCCCATGATACTACAAAGGTTATTCCAGCTACTATTAGAAATGATGCTAATACACTTAACGCTACTATCAATGTTGTTTGAAATCCGTCACTCATCTAAACCCTCCTTATATTGAACATGGACTATATCCACAATCTACGCACGTTTCACAGTGGTTTGTATGAATTAATTGACCCCCACACATAGGACACGTATCTGGGTTTTCTTCAAGAGATTCAACCACTAACTTATCTATTTGTTCTTGTAACTCATCTATTTGTTGTATTTTACTCTTACCATCATCTTTTTTTGTAGTTAAAATACCCCCTCTTGCACAGCCATCTCTATATATAGTAACCCCTTTCAATCCTTTTTCCCATGCGTACATAAATATACTTTCAACTTCTTCTACACTTGTACGTTCTGGCAAGTTTATAGTCGAAGATATTGCAGAATCAACATATTTTTGGATTACAGATTGAACATTAATTCTATCCTTATAACCCAATTCATTAGCTGTGATAAAATATTCTGGTAAATCTTGGGTATCAACAATATTGTTTAATTCCATATATTCCTCTACGATTCCAGCATACACATTGTAATAAACTGGCTCTCCATCTTCCCCTAAACTTTCTGATTTTCTAATATAGTGAGTTGCGAATATAGGTTCTACCCCTCCAGACACATTCCACATACTTGATAATGACCCTGTGGGGGCTATTGAAAGTAATTCTGCGTTCCTCAACCCGTATTTAGAAATAGATTCATAGGTAGATGGTGTTACTGCTTGTTTCAAGTAACTAGATTTTAGAACCTTAGTTTTATCATACGCCAAGTAACTTCCTCTATCTTTTGCCAACAAACTTGATTTTAAAATAGCCCCATCACTCAAAGTAAAGAAAATATCATCTATCAATTTTAATGATTCTGGACTTCCGTATTTTATACCCATCTTTATAAACATATCAGCCATACCCATCGTTCCGATTCCAAGTTGCCTATATTTTTTTGCACTTTCTATTTGTTCTTCCAGTGGTAGATACTTGATTCCTTCTTCCAACAAGTCATCCATAAATTCCACTACCTGTGGTATATCTTTTCTAAATGAATCAAAGTCAAATTCAGAATCTTCTGTAAATGGATTTATTACATATTCACTTAGATTGAAACTAGAAAGCATACATGACCCTCCACTTGGTAAGGGTTTTTCTCCGCAAGGATTGGTAGAAACATATTTCATATTATCATTTTCACTGTTTATATGCCAATCCTCCACTCTATCCCAATAAAGTACACCTGGCTCTGCCATATGATGTGATGATTCTGCTATTGCTCTAAATATTTTTCTAGCTGGTAATTTTTCACTTATAACTTCTCCTGTTTCTGAATTGAAAGTCATCTCCCAATCTTCGTTCGCCACCACTTTTTTCATAAACTCATCAGTAATCATAACACTTATGTTTGCCTTTGTAACTCGGTCTAAATCTCGTTTTACATTTATAAACTCCATTATATCTGGGTGGGTTACTGGTAGGCTCAATAATAAAGCACCTCTCCTACCCTTCATACCTATTAACCCAGTAGTAAGTGAGTATAAATCCATAAACGAAACTGCCCCTGTTGTAGATTCTGCTGAATTATGCACTTTTGCACCGTTTGGTCTTAGATTTCCTAAACTTGTTCCACAACCCCCTCCCATAGAATATGTCCTAGCCATTTTCTTAGCTGTATCAAAGATAGATTCGATGTTATCTTCTGGTGGAGTGATTACAAAACAGTTGCTATATACTACTTTATGTCCTCTTTCGTTCAACCCTCTCCCTGCCAACACTCTGCCTGCTGGTAAGAATTTTTTATCTCGGATTAATTTTTTTATATATTGGTTCCCTCCAGATACCCTATCTAAAAATTCATTAAATGTTTCTCCGTTATATCTATACTTTTTCTCGTATATATCTTTTTGTAAATCAGTAAGCCCCCAACCTTGCTCCCTTTTAATTTTTTGTTTTTCT